CCACCTCGCGTGGGCTTTTTTATTCAAGGGAGTAACACCATGGGTCAACTGATTGCAGGCACCTGCTACGTCAAAGTCGACGGCGCACAACTGACGATCAACGGCGGCTGCGAAGCCCCGCTGATGTCCACCAAACGCGAAACCATCGTGCCGGGTTTTTACAAGGAAACCGACGTGGCAGCGTCGTTCAAAGTGACCGCGCTGCACACCCCGGACTTCCCGCTCAAGCAACTGATCGAAGGCGTCGACATGACCGTCACCTGCGAATTCAGCAACGGCAAAGTCTACGTGCTGGCCGGTGCGTATCTGGTCGAAGAGCCAGTCTCCAAAGGCGATGACGCCGCCATCGAACTGAAATTCGAAGGCATCAAAGGAACCTGGCAATGAGCGGCGCCGTGAAGCTTCAAGTCGCGATCGAAGCTCACGGCGAGCCCCTGACCGAACTCGTTCTGCGCCGCCCGACGGTGCAGGAAGTGCGAGCGATCAAGGCGCTGCCGTACAAGATCGACAAGAGCGAAGAGGTCAGCCTCGACATGGACGTCGCGGCCAAATACATCGCCGTGTGCGCCGGCATCCCGCCGTCGTCGGTCAATCAGCTGGATCTGGCTGACCTCAACACGCTGAGTTGGGCGGTCGCGAGTTTTTTCATGAGTGCGGCGCCTGTGCCATCACCGACCTGATCGCAGTCGCCTATGACCTGGCCTGGTTCTGGAAGGTTGACCCCGAACAGATGATGGCCAGGCCACTGGATGTGCTCCGCGAATCGCTGGAGCACGCGCAACGGATCAATGCGATGCAGCAGGTGCAGTGATGGCTAATACACAATTAAGCCTGATCCCGCAGACCTTCCCCGTTACGGTCAATATGCTCGTGGTGCTCAAGGGCGCCGAGAAGGTCGAGACCGAAATGAAAGGGCTGCGCGGCAAGGTCGCAGCATTCAAGAAAAGCATGGAAGACAGCGGCCTTGCGCCGCTGGACATCGCCGGGTTCATTTCCGAGGGCGGCTTGCTCAAGCCGTTTCAGGATGGCATCAAGAAAGCCATCGAGGCGCAGGATGCGCTGGCGAAAAAGGTGCTGGCGAACAAAGGCCTGAAAGTGCCCAAGGTGGTACAGGGGGAAACCTCGGCCAACCTGGCGAAATTCAACGAAGCTCTGGACAAGATTTCACTGAACATCGGCCAGGCGTTGTTGCCGGCGGTCAACAGTATTGTCACCGCGCTGACGCCGGTGATTACCTCGATCGGCGAGTTCGTCGCGAATAATCCGTATCTGGTCGAAGGGCTGGCGGCGGCTGCGGTGGCTTTCACTGTGGTCACTGTCGGGGCGATGGGACTGGTCGGTGTGCTGGGCATTCTGGCCTCACCGATTGGTCTGATTGCTGCCCTCATCGCGGGGGCGGTGGCCCTCATCGTAATCGGTGCCCGACTGATCACTGATAACTGGTCTTCGATCTCTGGATTTTTCAGCAAAACCTGGCAATCGATCAGCGATGCAACCGGGCGCGGCGTCGAAGCTGTGCGTAAGGGTTGGGACGAAATGGTCACCGACGCGAAGCAAAGTTATGCCGCGATACGCGCCGATGCACTCGCCAAGTGGGATGAAATGACCGCCGACGCCATTGCGGGTGTCAGTGGTCTGGCGGCAGGCGCGTCCGCAGGTTTGCGGGCGTTTGGTGCATCAATGGGCGAAACCTGGGATTCGGCCAGCAACGCCGTCATTGGCTTTTGGGATCGTGCGGCTGCCGATACGGCGACCGGTCTGGCTTCACTCAAAGCCAAACTCTATACCTCGCCATTGGAAAAAATGTCTGCCCTTTGGCGATCCGCCGATGAAGTTGTCGTCGGCTACTGGAATCGTGCGTCGGCGGCGACGATGTCCGGTTGGAACTCGATCAAGTCGAGCTTCGACGGCTCATTAACGGCGAGACTGGCTGACGTATGGGGCTCTGCGCAAAGCGCTGTTTCCTCGGCGCTTACAGATATGCGCGACCGAGCCGTGACTGGCTGGACGTCGATCAAATCGACATTCGACGGCAGGCTGAGTGGGCAACTGGCTGGCGTTTGGAATGCTGCGCAAAACGTCGTTTCCACCGCCATCGGTGAAATGCGCGATGAAGCCGTGACAGGCTGGACATCAATCAAGTCGACGTTCGACAGCACGCTGAACGGGCAACTGTCGGGCATCTGGAATGCGGCGCAGAACGTCGTCGCTACGGCCATCGGCAATCTGACCCGCGCCGCGCTCGCTGCGTGGGAGCAATTGAAGTCGGTTTTCTCCTGGTCGCCGAGCGCCATGATCGAAAGCGTCTGGCAGCCACTGGCGCCGGTTTTTTATGCGCTGTGGGATGTTCTGCGGGCGGGCGCGGAAACGTTGAAAAACTATCTGCAAAACATGTTCAACCTTTCGCCGCTGGCGGCGGTGACGGCTAATTGGGAAGGTCTGAAAGGTTACTTTTCCGGCTTGTGGGCATCGTTGACTTCAGATGCACAACCGGTGACGGACGCTTTCAATAACCTGTTCAGTCAGTCGCCGCTGGAGTCGATCCAGCAAGCCTGGGAACCGCTGCTCGGTTGGTTCGCCGGACTCTGGACGAAGTTGCAAAGTCTCGTCGGGCCTATCAGGGAACTGCTCAGCGGTAACTTGTCCGGGTTCGTCGCGAAGATCACCGGCAAAACCGGTGCGGATGGCGAAAGCGCTCAGCCAGCGCCATTTTTCGGCAACAACGATGCAGGCACGGCGAGCGCGTCGGGCCTCAACAGCTCGCTGCCACAATCCTCCAGCGCCCTGATTCAACAAAGCGCAATCAACAACCGCACGCAACTCGAAGGTGGCCTGACCGTCAGCTTCGTCAACGCGCCGCCGGGGCTGCGCACCGATCAACCACAAACCAATCAACCGGGCCTGGCGCTGTCGTCGCGCATCGGTTATCGCTCGCTGTCGGCAGGAGGTTCCAATGAACTGGCGTGACCGTTTATTGCCGGCATCCTTTCGTGGTGTCGGTTTCTGGATCGATCAGGCGAAAACCCCGGTCGGTCGCAAGGGGCAGTTGCACGAATACCCGCAGCGCGACCTGCCGTTTTTCGAAGACCTCGGCCAACAAGCCAAGACCCACGACATCACCGCGTTCATCATCGGCGCCGATTGCCTGGAGCAACGTGACAAGTTGCTCAAGGCGTTGGAGGCGGGCAGCGGTGAGCTGGTGCATCCGTGGCTCGGACGCCTGCAAGTCAAGGTCGGCGAATGCGACATGACCCACACCCGCCAGGACGGCGGTATGGTCACGTTCACGCTGAAGTTCTATCCCGATCAGCCGCTGCCGTTTCCGACGGCGACCGTCAGCACGCAGAAAGTCTTGTTGGTGAAAGCCGACTCGCTGCTCGGTTCTGCGGTGGCGCGTTTCGAACAGGCGATGACGCTGATCAAGGCTGCGCGGATCGGTATCGCCAATCTGCGCAACAGCCTCACCGGGGTTTACGAGGTGATCAAAGAGCAGCTCAAACCGCTGATCGCGCAGTACAAGCAGATCACTGAGCTGGTGAAAGCGGTCAAGGAATTGCCCAAGGAAGTGGCAGCGGAATTCAAAGGCTTGCTCGGCGATATCAAGGAGCTGAAAGCGTTCGCGAAGGAGGGCTACCGTGGCGTGATTGCCGACGTCTCCCAACAACTCGAAGCGATCCGTAAAGCCGATGCGCCGAAGATCACCACCGGCAAGGACACCAACGCGGCGGCGCAAGCCATGGCCGATCTGGTGCAGGACACGCTGCTGGTCAAAGTCGCGCAATGGGTGGCGTCGATGCCGGTGGCGACCACGCCGGTGAAGCTGCAATCGACACCGTCGGTGGGGCAACAGGCGACCACGCCGGTGACCCGTCAGGAAGTGCCCGTCAGTGATGACATGCAGGCCCTGCGCGAAGCGGTGAGCGCGGCGATTGATCCGATGCTGGACAAGGCCGGTGCCGGACATTTTCAGGCGATCAACGATGTGAAAGAGGCGTTGATCAATCACCTCAAAGCGGTGGCATCGTCTGGTGTGCGGCAGGTCAGCAAGTCGTTTCAGGAAAGTTTGCCGGCGCTGGTGGTGGCCTACAAACAGTTTGCCGATGCCACTCGCGTCACTGAAGTGATTCAACGCAACGGTACTGTTCATCCGTTGTATCTGCCGCCCAACGACGTGAAAGTTTCCAGGGAGTAAGCCATGAGCGAGATGGATAATCGCGTTACGCTGACGGTCAACGACATGGAATACGGCGGCTGGAAAAGCGTCGAAATCAGCGCCGATCTGGAGCGTCAGTTTCGCAGCTTCAAACTGGAAATCACCTGGCAATGGCCTGGTCAGACCGTAGATCAGCGGATCAAACCCGGTGACCCCTGCGAAGTGAAAATCGGCAAGGATCTGGTGCTCACCGGTTATGTGTTCAAAGCGCCGATCAGCTATGACGGACGCCAGATCAGCCTGAGCATCGAAGGCAGTTCCAAGACACAGGATCTGGTCGATTGCGCAGCCGCCAACCGGCCGAATCAATGGCAGGATCAACCGCTGCTGAGCATCGTCGAGGCGTTGGCGAGTGAGTATTCGCTGAAGGTGGTCAACGAAATTCCCGAGACGTCGCGGCTGGCCAAACACACGATCGTGCCGGGTGAAACGGTGTTCCAGTCGATCGACCGTTTGCTCTCGCTACTGCGGGTTTTTTCCACCGATGACGAGCAGGGCCGGCTGGTGCTGGCCAAGCCCGGCAGCGGCGGTCGTGCCAGTGATGCGCTGGAACTGGGCAAGAATATTTTGTCGGCCAATGCGGCGATGGATCAGAGCCAGGTGTTCTCCGAATACCGGGTGATCGGTCAGCAAAAAGGCTCGGACATCCAGAGCGGGGCGGCGGTCAGCGAAGTTGAATCGACGGCGGCTGATCTGACCTTCAAACGTCGGCGCACCACGGTGATCAACGAGGGCACGCAACTGACCTTTGAGCTGGCGCAGCAGCGTGCCCAATGGGAAAGCGCCACCCGCCTGGGCCGCGCGCAAACCACCACGTATCAGGTGCAGGGCTGGCGTCAGGCCAATGGCGATTTGTGGCGTCACAACACGCTGGTGCGAGTGAAAGATCCGGTGCTTGGTTTTGACGGCGACATGCTCATTTCAAAAGTGACGTATTCATTGTCGGCACAAGGCTCGGTGACCACGCTGCAAGTGGCCCCGCCGCATACCTTCGACGCCAATCCCAGTCCCCCCAAAACCTGACTGTTCCTTAAAAGATCGCAGCCTTCGGCAGCTCCTACAAATGCACACCGATCCAATGTAGGAGCTGCCGAAGGCTGCGATCTTTTAGGGCCTCATAGGAATTCAACATGAGCCTAATGACACGCCTGCTGGCGCGCGGCACTGTCGTGCTCGCCAATTCGGCCGCCAAGCTGCAATCGCTGCAAATGCGCCTCACCGCCGGTGAAGTCAACGACGACCTCGAACACTTCGAACCCTACGGCTTCACCAGCCATCCACTGGCCGGCGCCGAAGGCGTCGTCACCTTCATCGGCGGCGACCGTTCCCACGCCATCGCCCTGGTCATCGCCGACCGCCGCTACCGTCTGCAAGCGCTGGCCGCCGGCGAAGTGGCGATCTACACCGACGAGGGCGACAGGATCCACTTCAAGCGCGGACGGATCATCGACATTGAAACCGCCACGCTGAACATCCGCGCCAGCAGCGCGGTGAATTTCGACACGCCGGTGATCAATCAGAGCGGAAAAATCGTCTCCACCGGCGACCAACTCGCTGGCGGTATCAGCCAGATCAAACACGTGCACGTCGGCGTACAAGCCGGCAGCGGCCAGACCGGTGTGCCGGCAGGAGGCCAGTGATGTTTATCAGCCAGAACCTCCACGCCGCACTGACCCGCGCCGTGCTTATCAGCCTGTTCACCTGGCGCCGCGCTGCCGATGACGATGCCCTCGACGATGAAGAACGATTCGGCTGGTGGGGCGACAGCTTTCCCACCGTCGCTGACGATCGCATCGGCTCGCGGCTGTGGCTGTTGCGCCGGGTCAAGCTGACCCGGCAAACCCAGATGGACGCCGAGTTCTATGCCCGCGAAGCCTTGCAATGGCTGATCGACGACGGCCACTGCAGCGCCATCGACATCCTCAGCGAACGCCTCGATGCCCAGCGTCTGAATCTGCGCACGGTGCTGACCCTGGCCGACGGCGAACGTCT